GTTGAGCTATTGATACCAAAGTTAACGAAGTTTGTAGTGTCGTTACCGTTATCTGCTGTAGCTACAAAGTCTGTTGACGCGTTGTTGCCAGCGTTCAAGTTCTGGTAATTTACCTGAGAGAAGCTGTTTACATTTCCGAAGAACGACGCAACTGAATTAGTGAGAAGTGTGCCGGTGCCATTATTATTAACTGTCAGAGGGCTATTGGTCGCTGATGTGACAGTGACTGTGTTGTTTACAGTTGTAACGCCTGATATACCGACCGTGCTATTAAACGTCGCCGCGCCTGTAATGGTTATGGAGCCGTCAGCAGCGTAGTTAACCGAACGTGACGATGGGTATGTGCCAAATACAGTTTTGGTGCCAGCAGTAAATACAACTGCGTTGTTTGAGTTAGAAGACTTGTAAACAGTTGTACGGGTAAGAATAGTCCCACCAGCGTCAAGAGTGCCAAGACCTACTTCCCATTCCGCAGCTACGTTAGGGTTGACAATACAGTAATAGGTTGTATTGCTGCCGCCAATACCCGCCGAGAAACTTTGGAAGCCTGTAGAAGCACCTAGCAGCGTAGCCGGTCCTGTCCCCGTAACTGCCGAGGTTTCAAGTACGCGGTCATTAATCACAAATGCCATGATTGCCCCCTATTAAGCGATACGGATAACAGCGTTAGTTGCATCCGCAACTGGGAACGAAACGGTAAACGTACCAGCTACAACAGTTTTATCTGAACCAAAGTCAAAGACAGCCACCGCTTTATTGGACTGGCTGCTGTTGTATATCAACGCGCCACGGCAAGTAAACGACGCCGAAGTCCATGTTGTATTGTTAAACGAAATAAACGCAGTAGTGCCGCCTGATGTCGGCGACTGTGAAATGGTCAGCGTATTACCTCCAGCCGCGTACCCAGTACCGCTAATCTCGTTAGTTGCACTGTAAGCTGTGGTGGTTGGGCCAAGCGTAGCGGACGAGGTGTAGAGCGCCATCTTAAATGTGTCGCCGGTGCCCGCCGTGAAATCCATAGTGCCGCTAAGGAGGTCAACCTTAAAGCTTGTGCAGAGTGATTGTGTAATTGCCATTTAGAACTCCTAATTAAATTACGCCGTTGGCACCCGTGGTTGTCCAGAACGGTACGAGTCTTGACGTTCTTTGCCGTCAGTCAATTGCTTGTACAACATTAACGCTTCGTCATACCGCGATTTGTAGAACGCGACCAAATCTTGTTCACCCTTCATGAACATGACGGCTTCCATCAACGCTCCGTACAACAATACTGTGTCGAAATTATTGCCAAGCCATGACGTACCAGCAGTAACAATCGACTCTGGATAACGGAAGTAATGCAGTTCAACCCGATAGTTTTCGTCAGGTGTAGGTGCAACAATCATTGTGTAATTTGTGTTTGGCAGCGGGACATTAGGTCCAACATTAGGACCAAACAACGCGTAATACAGCGGCACATCCTCGTAAGTCGGATCAGGGTATGACTGCCGAATAAAGCTGACATCCTTGTTGAGCAAGAACTCCTGCGGACTATCTTCCCCCGCTGCCGTGTCAGTCAGCACTGCCAACGAATACACCGCCAGAAAATCTGGCGGCAGGTTCAAATATTTATTGCCCTGACTCAAGTCGCCGTAAACATTGTGCTTCAAGATAGGCGGACTGCCAGAGTTATAAATACGCTGCTCTGCTTGCCTGATGAATGTGTTGACCTGCTCATTACTAGGCACCACAACAGCGCCGCCATTCGACGCCGTAAAGGACGACGCTGCGAAATCGTTTTCGCAATACGACTTGATAGTATTGAACAGTTCCGTGTAATTCATAATTAACCCATCGGGCCGCGAGCCATCGTACCTTTAGTTGCTGCGCCAGTACCACGAATCTTGATACCAGTTGTCTTTGGCTCTTTGTAGTTACCTTTGCTAATTACACCACCAGCAATGTTCATCTCGTTCATGCACTCTTTACCGGAATAAGGCTTGAGCACCGAGGCTGTAACTTTTTTACCGTCCATAGTATGTGGCTCCGCGTAAACAGCAGCTTGGCCTACTTCCTTGCCACCCTGCTTTTGTGAGTATTTAGCCATTATCGGCCCCGACCGCCGCCGCGCTGATTCATGGCGCGAGCCATGTTGCGGCCCATTTTCTTCATCGCCATGCCAGTCACGCCACCTTTAGCCATGCCCTTGTGCATCCGCTTCTCGTGCGCCTTGACTTCCGCCTTGGCTACTTTCTTCATGCTGTCCATAATTGCTCCTACGTAATTACCACCGTTAAACTGCCTACTTGACCAACGCCAATTAAATCATTTGGGGTTAGCCCAGTATCATTGGCTCTTGAACCCCCTATCGGTGCCCAGCCCCACTGATATACTCGACTACCGCCTGACGGATCACCAAAGTCTGTATTCAACGTCAATTGTAAGCCTGTATATCCCGCTTGACGATAGCTAGTATCCGGTCTTGGCTCGCGTACTGCCTGTGGGTCATCCACCGGATACATACCTAACTGCAACTGCGGCTGATCGGGTTCCCAGCAGGTAGGGCACACCTTAATCGTAACCTGCTTGGTCTTGATCGTCAGCTTCTTTAGCTCTTTCAACTTGTACCTAAACCCGCAGCGGTCACATTCCGCAATCGAGTTTTTCGCACTAGAAAACCTGTTGCCCATTAGAAGAACATTTCACGTGGAACAAGACGGTCAGCAGCCTTCTCGCGATCTTCGCCAGCAGCCAAATCCCATGCCTCGTCGTACATCATCTTTAACCCTTGCGTCCTGACCGGATCAGCATTCGGCAGCTTGATCGACAGCATATAAGCCAGCCCTGCCACCAAGCAATTCTGAAACCGGAACGGGATGTCTGGGACGTTTACACCATTACCCGCGTCGTAAATACGCTTCAAGCGCCAGTAGTAAAAGACGTAGTACGGCTGTAAGGCAGTGCCCTGATCCGGGGCGGGCCACACATTGATCTGTGGATAAGCTGGTGTTGCGCCCAGCAGGTCGGTTGTCTGGCCTGATTGGCGGTTAATCCACACCTGAATCGGGCGACCCTGCGCCAACTTGTTCGGGATAGTCGAGTAGGTCGAGACCGAAATACGGGTGATGTTCAAATCAGTCTGGTTAGGACCCTGTCCGGAATCAGTGCGAATAACATGTTCCAGAAGATCAACGGTATCACTAGGTAGATCATAGGTCGTCACCCCCTGCGCCAAGTTAATTGAGCCTTGCTCAATCGTCCATAGATTCACGCCACGGTTAGCCCACTCCCCCAGCAGGAAATTCAGGCTGCGTCGTGCCGTACGGAAGTCGTAGCCCGTACGCATCTCTTGCCCACAACGTTCAAACGCCTCTTCAAATATTTCATTGAGAGTCGGATTAAACGTCGATACTGAGGTTGTAACTGCCATTTAGACCATCCGTCCTTTGGTTTTACCCCGTTGCGCTACGCCATCTGCGCGAGACGACGCAGATTTAATTGCACCGCCCGCCTTCTTACCCGCCGCTTTTCGTCTGGCTTCAGCGCGTTCTCTAAAGCCCTTCATATCGGCATCCATATCTTCAAAGCCCGGTGTTGGGGCTTCTTTAAAATCCTTAATAGCTTTGTCAGCAGCGGCCTGACGACGCCTGTATTCTTCTTGCGAAACTTCTTCGTTGTTATGGGTGTATTTACCATCGACAACGCGAAAATGATTTATTGCTGGTAAAGGTGTATCAGCCATTATCTAAACCCCGCTGTTTTCTTTGCAATGCTCTTGGGCTGCGCTACGAATTGCTTCCCTGCTTTCTTACCCGCCCGCTTGGCCTTGGTCGTTGCCGCATACTCGGCAGGACTCAACGCCTTAATCGCTTTCTCCGGCAGGTACCGCTCACCGGTTTTACTGGAAGGTTTACCGGACTTAGTCCGCCATTTCTGGTCTCCCCAATTTTTAAGTGATTGCTGCGGCGCTTTCATCGCATCTTACCTCGTGTTTTACCCCGCTGGGCTACGCCGTCTGCACGGGATGACGCTGACTTTACAGCACCGCCTTTAGCTTTCTTATCTTCTTTTTTAGGTTGCCCCATCATAGAGAAACCAAATTTAAGCAAAGCTTCGTCCCGTTTTTGCTTTGGGCTTTTCGCTTGTTCAGCTTCGCGTTCTTTACGCGCAGTTTCAAGTCTTTCGCGCGCGGTTTCGTACTCTGATTTTGAGGGGGTTTTATTTTCTTCAGTCACGATATCCTCCTCCTGCTGCTTTGTACTTCTTAGCCACTAACTGCGCTTTACGGGCTGACCACTGACCAGCACCTGTGCCATGAGTTGCTGCGGCTTTCACTTGGCTTACGATCTTCTTACGCAGACCGGGCTTAGTGTAGTTACCAGCAGCATTAACCTTTCCACCTTCTTTGTACTGCGTAAAGTCGGTGTCATCCCGGCGCTTTTTCTTCTTTGCACCGGGCATCTTGGAAGGGTTAATGTCACCCATACCACGCGAGGCCATCATCAGAGCATCCTGCCTTTCGTTTTACCACGCTGAGCAATACCATCACCACGAGACGAAACGGAACCACCTTTTTTCTTGCCAGTAACAGTTTTGACAGCCCTGTTTATCTTGGCTGGCATAGAGTCAGGGTTCTTTTTATCCCGCTCATCCATACGCTTTTGAGCCTCGGCATTTTGCTCTGGTGTGCCCATAACGTTTTCATACATACGCCTAGGTAATGATTTACTCTCAGTCGCCCCACCATTAGCGTACTTCTTAACTTTGCCGCCTTTTTTCATGCCTTCAGTATGAGCGTAACCGCCATAACGCGTAGTTATAGGGTTACCGCTACTATCCACCATAGGGGTTTTACGGCGGCCTGTGTTTTTAAGGTTTAACTCTTCACTTGCGGCTTTTCGTCTTGCTTCGCTTAATTCTTCGGGCGACGCTTTACGGTTTTTAGCTACGAACGAATCCAACTCCTCACGCCTCTTCGCCCGCCTTGCAGCTAATTCTTTTTGCTCGGGCAGCTCAGCGTAGTCCTTATCTGCTTTCTTTTTAAAAGCAGCCAAACCGCCACCTAAAGCAGCCAGTGCTAAAAGGTCTTCAGTTTTCATAATGTCCTCCGTTTAGCAGTACCCGCCGGACTTCATACGCTTGTTGCCAGCCATAACAACCTGCTTGCCTTTGGTCTTACCTTTGACAGCAACGCCATCTTTGCTAGGGGCAGCGGTCTTAACAGCGCCCATCTTGGAAGCCATCACACTGCCACCGTTAGCGTACTTCTTCATAGGCATACCGCCTTTTTTCATGCCAGCTTCAGCCATCTCATGCTTGATCATGGACTTAGGAGCACCTTTCTTCTTCATGAAGCCAATCTCCTTCTTGACCATCGCTTTTGACTCTTTCATTTCACCGCCTCCTTTAAATTTCTTACCTTTGTCAGCTTCCATAAACTCTTTTCCCACAGATTGTGGAATCTTAGTCTTCTTAGCCACGGCTGGATTTGATGCCACCGCAGCCATGAGACGGTGTTGTTTAGCTGAGACGCTTGGCATTAGACCATCCTACCTTTCGTTCTACCACGCATAGCGATGCCATCTCCACGTTTAGATGCAGAACCCATAGAAGGCTTAGACTGTTTGACAGCGCCCATCTTGGATGCCTTAACCGAACCGCCGCGTTTAAACCCACCACCTAATGACTGAGTCATCATCTCTTCAGAAGAAGGACGGTTACGTCTTTTCCTTTCGGCTTCGGCTGCTTCAAGTCTTTTTCTTTCAGCTTCTCTTGCCTTACCTTTTTCAGCCATCTCGTGCAGATACGCGCGCTTGGGGTCATCATTTCTCGCGCGCATCTCCGGTGTACCCCTAGGGTCACCCATGCTTGAGAAATATGGGAATAGCCTACGTACCGCTCTTCGAGCGCCCGGATATTCGTAACCTTTATCTAGTTCATCGTCCGCTGCTTTAGCAACTGCGGCTTTCTTTTCTTTTCTTTGCTTTTCGGTTGGATAAGTTTTTGATTGGCGCTGTTCGTTTACTACTGTATTAACAGGGTAGGGTTTACTTTTGTCTGTAGCATCGCTACCCGCCAGCCCAAGCCCTTTATGTGTGCTATTGCTCTGG